GCCAGCCCGAAGGTCCGGATCCATCGCGACATCTGGTCGCAGCAGAAGGGGGATGCCGAGTACATCCGCAACGTCGAGCAGGGTGTCAAGGAGCAGGCCGTCCGGAGGCATCTGGAGGTGAAGGCGATCGAAAGGGAGTTCGGTACTGCCCCGGAGCAGCACGGACTGCGTTCCCCGCTGCCTGCCGGTGTGACGAAGACGGAGTACGAGAGGATCTCCGCCCGTATCCAGTCCGGTTTGGTGGAGCCCGTTCCGGAGGACATCTATCCGGACTCCGTCGGCCAGGTCGAGAAGCGCATCAGCGGCCTTGATTACGAAGCATTGAGAAACCTTTAACAAATACCCATACCCATGAATGACAGAATGAAAAATGAAATCCGGGATGCCCTCGAGCGCTTCTGCGTCCGCTATGGCTCCCAGAAGAAGGCTGCTGCAGCACTCAAGGACATCTCCGAGGGCACCATCTCGACCATCCTGAACGGGAAGTTCGAGAAGATCGGAGAAGACATGTGGAGCCGCCTCGGCTCGCAGGTGCTCCCGGCGACGGCCGGCTACAGCCTGGCGGAGACCTCCGCCCGCTCCAACCTTTTCGGTTACTTCCAGAAGATGAAGGACGACTCATCGATGATGTGGATCACCGGCCCGGCAGGTGTCGGCAAGAGTACTGCAGCAAGGGAGTTCGTGTTCATGACCCCGAACGCCTTCATGCTTACGTGCACCCAGGACATGCTCCGGGGCGACTTTATGCAGGAACTCTCCAACGCCATCGGCCTGAACAATTCCGGGCTTAGCATCAGGGAGTCCCTGTTCGCGATCATCCGCCACCTGGTGACGCTCGACAGGCCTCTGCTGATCTTCGACGAGGCGGACAAGCTCCGGGACAACGTCCTGATGTACTTCATCACCATCTACAACGAGCTGGAGGACCGCTGCGGCATCGTTTTCCTCTCCACGGACGCCATCAAGCGCAGGATGGAGATCGGTGTGAGTTACAATAAACTCGGTTATAACGAGTTCTACTCCAGGATCTGCCGCAGGTTCGTGCCTATCAAGCCTGCAACGCGCCAGGAGGTCATCGAGATCTGCCGCGCGAACGGCATCGAGGACCGCAAGGCGGTGAACGAGGTGCTGACTGAAGCGGAGGACGCGCAGAACGACCTCAGGCGCGTGAAGCGCTCGATAGTGAAGCAGAAGGGCCTCAAATCCCTTTCGAACCAGGAATAAACCGTAGTCAAGATGCCGTCGAAAGCCTCCCGCGCAAGGTCCCTGTCCGCCTCGTCGATACTGTCGATCCGGCGCGACACCATCGCTCTCCCCGGGGAGTGGGGGAAGTGCCTCGGTACCATCGACCGCCATGGCACCGCCATGATGTTCGGTCCTAGCGGCAGTGGCAAGTCGAATGCGGCGATGGCCCTGGCGAAGGTGCTCACGGCCTTCGGGACCGTCCTGTTCGTATCCCTGGAGGAAGGCTTCTCGGTCAGTTTCCAGGCCACCCTGATGAGGCACGGCATGGCCGAGTGTGGCACCAAGTTCCAGGCGCTGGACAAGTGCTCCAAGGAGGAGTTGAACACCAGGCTGCTGAAGAAGGGCTCCCCGGAGTTCGTCATCATCGACTCCATCCAGGCGATGAACCTGAGGGTGAAGGACTATGAGTCCCTGAAGGCGCAGTTCCCCAACAAGCTCATCATCCTGGTCAGTCGCGCGAAGGGTCGGGATCCCTGGGGCGACTCTGCGAAGGAGATCCTGTACGATGCCGGTATAAAGATATGGGTCGAGGGCGGTGTGGCGTTCACGCGCGGCCGTTTCTTCGGCTCGGCCGGCAAGGCGGTCATCTGGCCGCAGAAGGCATTCGACTATTACGGAATCATTGACAATATCGATGAATAAGCCATGGCAAAGAATTTCAAACTGTTCTACGCGCTGCTGAAGCAGCATCCGGAGGCGGACAAGGACGCGCTCGTGATGGAGTTCACGGACGAGCGGACCACCAGCCTGAGGGAGATGTCCGAGGCGGAGTTCAACGCGCTCTGCAGCGCCCTGCAGCACGGCTCCGGGCAAGGATACGACCGTGCCGGCATGGACCGCCTGAAGGCCGCCCGCTCGGCGGTGCTGCTACGACTGGGCCGCCTGGGCATCAACACCGTCGACAACTGGAACGGTATAGACCAGTTCTGCCTGTCCAAGAAGATCGCGGGCAAGCGTTTCGCCCAGCTGGACGTGGACGAGCTGAAGGCCCTGACGTCCAAGCTGGAGATGATCATCCGCCGGGGAGGCGTGAAGGTGGCCAGCAGCACCGAGTCCGCTGCGCCGTCACGCCCGAAGGCTGTCGCACACATACTCATTCCGACCAACCCCAAATACTTGAACTGATATGAAGTGGTACTACTACATCCCGGGAGTGTCTTTCCTGGTGGATCTCTACTGGGAGATCCGCAACGAACGCGAAAGCCGCGAAGCCTGCCTTCGCAACCTCAGAAACAACCTATGTACAACCCATGAATAGAAATGATATGGACGTCAGTAAGATGACACCGCAGCAGAGGGCCGAGATGAAGGCCCAGCTTGAGGCCCTGGAGCGTGCCGAGAAACAGAAACGCGAGGATGACATCAGCGCCTACAAGAGCCTGGTGTCTGAGTTCTGCAAGAAGACCAAGGAGTCCATGATGGAACTCTCCAAGCTTATGCGTCAGCGCAAGGACGAGGTCTTCGATGCCGTCAATGACATCATCGACCTGAAGGAGCAGCTGTTCAAGGTCAAAATAGACCGTCATAGCAACACCTTCACTTCCGATGGCATCACCGTCGCGCTCGGACGCCGCACCAACGACGGCTGGGACGACACCGTCGAGGTGGGCATCGCCAAGGTGAAGGATTTCCTGACCACGCTGGCCAAAGACGAGGATTCTGCGAAACTCTACAAGGCGGTGATGCAGCTGCTCTCCAAGGACAAGAAAGGCAACCTCAAGGCAAGCGCAATGCTCCAGCTGGAGAGATACGCCGCGGAGTGGAACGACCCGCTCTTCACTGAGGGTGTTGAGACCATCCGGAACGCCTATTCCCCGGTTGAGACCTGCGACTTCATTTCCGTCTCCTACAAGGACAAGGACGGTAAGGTTCATGCGATCCCGCTGTCCCTGGCGGCCATGGCGAGGGAGGACTGAACGATGGTTGACAAGAGCGTAGACGAGGTCATCCGCCACAGGACTGAGGTGACGCTGCGGAAGCTCTCCGAGGAGCTGTGCCATGAGCTGCAGGCCAACGATTCCCAGAAGAATCCGGAGCGAAAGGTCACGACCGCGACCATTTGCCTGGCAAAGGACGGCCGTTTCCTGGCCATGAACGGCTCCGCGCACTTGATGGGCGACCTCGTCGTCCAACTGCTGCAGCGCCGTCCGGAACTCAGGATAGTGTTCCAGGATGCCCTCGACAAGATGTACAAGTTGAAAATGAGGTAGAGTCCCATGGGAAAGAAACGGCGCGGGATAAGTTACCGTAAGCGTGTCGCCGACATCAACAGGATCTATGGTGAGCATTCGGCGTCAGGTCTCTCGAACAGGGAGATCTGGCGTCGCTTCATATATCCTGCCTTCGGTATCAGCGAGAGGACGTTCTACAACATCCTCAATGCGCCCGTGCCCACTCCCAAGGAGAACAATGATTACCCTAGCCTGTTTGACGACAATGGCGAAGATTGACACACGCGAGATCAAGAGGAAGATCCTCGGGGACGTTCGCGTCGAGGCGGCCGAGCAGTTTGACCGGAACTTCGAGCGCGAGTCCTTCTTCGGCGAGGCCTGGCAGCGCAAGAAGAGTCCGGTCGGAGGGAAGCACCTGCTTGTCAAGTCCGGTGCGCTGCGCCGCAGCATAAAGTCCAGGGTGGACGCGGACAGCGTGACCTTCGAGTCGTCGCTGCCCTACTCGGCGATCCATAACGAGGGCGGCGAGATCCGTGTCACGGCCAGGATGAAGCGGTACTTCTGGGCGATGTACTATAAGGCCACCGGAGGCTTCGGACGGCGGAAGGACGGCTCGCTGAGGCAGGACAAAAAGAATGCACGGCTGTCCACGGAAGCCGAGTTCTGGAAGCACCTTGCCCTGATGAAGGTCGGATCCAAGGTGAAGATCCCGCGCAGGCGGTTCATCGGAGCGCATCCGGAGCTGGAGAGGGCCGTCACGTCCGTCATAGAGCGCAGGCTGGAGGAGTATTTCAACAACGCAGACATTATTGAGAAATGATAGGAAAACTCAGAAGATGGTTCCAGAAAAGGAGAGACAGGAGGTTTCTACGGCAACTGGAAAGGGTCTTGGATAACAATGTCCTCGAGACAAACATTCTGTTCCGAGGACGTATCGGGGGGACTTACAGCTATTTCATCGAGGACAGAAAAAGGAATTATGGCATGGGCGAAGATCCGCCCTGTGACCATCTTGCTAAATCTGACGAGCGATTTCTAATACCTGGCGACCCAAGACAGTGATCCTTTCATTATCTATGTCATACCCCACATAAGCAGGAGGTACCCTGATAATAAGGCCGAGATCTTTCAAGCGGAATAAACTTGCCAACCGAATTGCGTTCGGACTGTTTTCTTGACTTTTGACTTCCATCTCGAGATCATGAAAGCTATGTACCTTCCCATCAGAAAAGTGACTCAAATTATCCAAGTCGACCATGGTTAGTTGCCGGAGAATGGAATTGATCCTTATAAGGTCATCGGCTGGACACCCTGAAAGGAACGGGATATTCCCAATGAACCTGCCATAGATCTCAGACTTCCTTGTTTCTGCATCGATGATGACATTCCGCAACGTGGCCTCGATAATTTCGTCCGCAACAGTGTACTGCTCATTATTGATTGCATCGAAGAAACCGTCATTTCGCAGTGGCTTTCCTGAGTCAAGGTTCTGGTTGGTTGTTTTGACGGCAGTAATATATGCAATGCCAAGCCGCGCACACTCCACTTTTGCGATACTGTCGCGATGGAACATGCGAAAACCCTTTTCGAGGATTCTTTGCAATATGGGACTGACAACAGAGAGAGCAGTGGGAACTGAATTGAAACCCAGGAAGGCCACGGAATTAATCAAGGACTGCGCTATAGCACTGAAATCACTCGCTTTATCATCATTCATAATGAAACACTTTAGCATGACAAAGATAGCAAAACTATAAAGCCATCAGATATGATTCAAGAGATTTATGATGCCTTGGCCGAGGCTATACGGCCGCTGGGTGGCGGGATCATCCGCCACATCGACCTCTGGAACCAGAACGTGGAGTTCATCGATGAGGATGAGGCATGGGACAGACCGGCCGTCTTCATCGAATTCGGAGAAATCATCTGGGACCCTTTCAAGGGTCCTGTTGAAGGACTGACCGGTCATGGAGAGATACTGCTGCATGTGGTCACCGACTGGAAGGGTTCGGCTGCAGATGGGAGCATGACCCGTGAGGAGACCCTTGGGGATTACGACCTTCCTGTATTGATCCATGGTGCGCTGCAGGGACTGAAAGGGGCCGGCTTCCGGAACCTTTACCTGTCCAGGACAATGATAAACCACAACCATCAGGAACTCCTCGAGAATATCGAGGTATACAAAGTAACCTATGAGAGAGCCTATGAAAGAAGAGGAGAAACGCCTGGTCTTTGACCTGAACAAGGAGATTGAGGAACAATGGGATAAGATATCATGTTCAATAATCTCTTTCAATGACTTCGCCGATATGGCCGAGTACTTTTACAACCGCGGCAAGGAACAGGGCTTACGCCTTGGAATGACTGCCCAGGCTAAAATCGATGCAGGTATGCCAATAGATCCAACTAAAAGCCAAAAATCATGACAGAACAGACAGTGGAAGAGATGGCCTATGAGGCTTATCCAGTGAAGTACACGGATGACGTCGGACGGAAGTCCCCTGACAGGAACCTTCCTTTGCGGCAGGCTTTCATCCGCGGTGCAAAAGAGGCAGGGCATCCGGAGAATTCGTGGCGCCCACTCTCTGAGCCGCCTGAGTCCGACCGGTTAGTGCTTGTTTGGTGCATGGATGAGGACGGGAACGAAACTCCAATGCTGTCGGGTTATGCTGACGGTTATTTTGACCTTTTCGGTCTGATGTTCTGGAAACCAGTCCTATGGATGCCGATACCGGTGGTACCGGCAGACCTGGAGGAAAAGTATTGTAAGTTATGAGAGGAAGTGACAATTACGAGAAACTGAAGGCAGCGGGCTTCGTGATCGTCCGGGCGGACGACCAGCCGCAGCCGCGAATCAAGCAGTGGGTCGGTGACGGTGCCTGGAAGACTCTGGAGACCTATCCCTCCAAGGCCGCCCGCGACCGCGCCCTGACCACCATGCTGCAGAACCCGAAGACAGTGAACCTATAACTTTAGTCCAACGTTTGTCAAAGCATTGTTGAACGGTTTTACTTTCGAGCGGGCTGCCACCATGGCAGTCCGCTTTATTAAAGTGGTGTTTTAACATAATTTGAATGATATCTCTATTATTTGAAAGGCTACACGTATCTTTTTTGCATAATCTTTGTATCTTTGTCAGTAACATGTCACTTTTGTGCAAAGGCTATTTTTAATATGAGTGAACAATTGTTAGAACTGATTAAGACAAGAACTCTTCTTCTTAAAGAGGGTATTCTCTCTGGTGAAGTCGTATTGGTAGACGACATCGAAGGGGATATGTTCTTTACATTTCTTCTAAAATATGTTTCAGAAGAATCAGTAGGCAATACCCATTTTGAAGTTAAGGATAGTTTTCATGCTAGAATGACAGTGGACACCAGGCCCAATGCCTTCACCAGACTCAAGGAACCCCTTGAGATTGGTACGTACCAGCGAACACGAAAACTTTATATGGATATTGCCGTAGATCCTTGTTTTAATCAGGAAGAGCATGAGCATCGCGTTACGGTTTTTTTCTATATAGACAAAGCTAAGGAAGTAGAGGATGGCACTGAATAAGAAAGATAGCCTAGTGGTTGTTGAGAATGTAATAGCCAACACTTCTGTAAACGTCATTTCAGTTACTGAAGACAAGTTGGAAAACATTCTCATGAAGCATCTCACCAGTTTTAAGAAATCCAAGGATTGGATAGGTGCCCTCGCACTATTCGTTACAGTTCTTGCGACGCTTCTTACTTCGGACTTCCATGCCTTATGGGGGCTGGAGCCTGCTGTTTTTCAAGCGCTATTCATTCTCCTTTTTTTCGGTTCATTAATCTATCTGATAATTACACTCGTGAACTCAATACGTCACAAAGACAGTATTGAAAACGTAATTAGCGATATCAAGAATCAGCAGAAGTCACAGAACTAATAACTGCTTCTTAGTAAAAGGAGACCTTACGGTTCTTTTTTCTTGTGAAGGTGTTGATTATTAAGTAGGAATGACTATATTTGCAATGAAAATCCTTCTGGATGAGTGGCCATACCTTGCATTTGAGCATAACCGGGCGCCCCAGAAGGCTTTCATTTTATGCTACCGGTAATTGAATACAGGTATCGATGGTGATTGATAGCCCCGGTCGGGGAGATATCGTCCTCTTCTGCCACATTAAAATAAAATGTCTTTCCTTTGTGCGCTACTTCATAATAGTAGAATCGCTTAATATCATCCTTTCGAGGCTTGCTCAATTTGGATTTCTTGATGAACTTTCCCTTAGCGAGCAGAGCATCCACCTGAGATAGATCCTCCTTCTGAAAGCCACCGCTTCGACCGAATGTATCCGAGTACAGATGCTTGTTGCCATAGCGACTGAATCCCACTGACATCGGGTGTCCGTTACCGTCAACGGTTAACCTCTTCTTCAATAGCGGCTCCATCTCGTGCATAAAGTGTTGCCTTTCAATGGCCACCTTGCTTTTGGTCTTGTCTGCCGCGCATTTCCTGATAATAGGGCACCCGGCACATAGGGTGCTTGTTGGCATGAACCCTGCCAGACTAAGTTCTGTCTTTGGACATGTTCGGCACTTGGAGATGGTGTAGGGGTTGTAGTCCGGGAAGGTTTTGCCCTGCTTGCCGGGGTTGAAGGCGAACATGCCTTTCTTGTCCTTTGCCAGGGCCTCGCCACCACGGCGCATGGCCTCGGCATGGTCCGTGGCTCTGTACTTGTCCTTGAGGACCTGTACGACGGTGCAGCGGCAGTTCCAGCCGTTCGGCGGATAGTATGTATTCCAGAAAGAGTCCTTCATCGGAAGGGTGACGCCATGCAGGGCGGCATGCTCCGGACGGACGAGATCGTCCCCTGCAGTGCGGTACTGGAGATAGTATTCATCCTCGTCCTCAAGGAAATCCTCCCAACGTGCGGCCATCTCAGCGGAAGCTCCGGCGAAGTTGTACTCCGCCTGCAGATAGTTTCTGTTGTAGGTCCTGTCGATGGATTGAACATCGTTCAAGAAGCGTTCGAACGACTTCCTGTTACCGTCCTCATCCAGCAGCGAAGGGAAGGCCTCGTTCAACTCGTGGAAGGTCTTCATGCCCGAGAAGATCCAGTCGGACTCCTGGAGACGAGTCCGCATAAGGTCGGACATCTTCACCGTCTCGAAGCTGCTGTCAAGGATGGCTGCGTGGGTGTCGATGAATCCTACGACAGCCGGATCTTCCAGGAGTTCTATGCGTAGCGACGCGCCTTCCTCCTTGAAGAGGGCCTTCATCATCCCGTCGAACATCTGCTTCAGCAGTGCCTGGTCGTCCTTCGGCACATTCCTCAGGGCGAGTTCCTCTCTCTCGAGCAAGATTCGGTTGTATCTGCGGTGCAGCCCCTCGTAGTCAGAGGGGCTCAGTCGAAAAAACCCGGCCGGGCATTCTTCTGGCGCCCCTGGCCGTCACCGTCATCCCCTGAAGGAAGCGTGAGAGGATCCTGGCGACGTTCGCCAACGGGAAGACCGTACTTGTCCTGGAAGTAACTGCCGTCAACCTCGTAGTTATTCAGGATCATCTCCTCGAAGGCCTTCTGCTGCTCAGGGGTATAGTCCACCGGATCATCCCAGTCGAAGCGCAGTCCCTTTACGGGGAATCCATGTTTGACCATCTTCGGGATGAGCTGGTCGTTGACCAGGTCCCTGACACCGTCCGCAATCTCGTAGATGAGGTTGTCCAGGACCTTCAGATGTACCTGGGACTGTGACAGCGAGGCGCCGTCCTCGATGGTCATCGTCACCAGGAGGACCAGTTTCGACAGTTCGGAGTTCGCCCGCTCGATACGCTTGTCATAGACATTGAACGCATCGCCCCTGGAACTCTCCTTGAGTTCGATCTCGGAGTCGGAGGGTAGCACCGCCCAGGCCTTGTACCCCATGTTCTCCATCATCTTGCCCATCTGGTCGATGTCCTTCTGGTCACGGCTCGCGGTCTTGGCGATGCGGATGGGCAGGCCGAACATCTCGGCGAAGGCGTCCCAGAACGCCATGGCATACTTCTTCGGGATGGTCTGGGTGGCGGCCTTGAGGTAGAGCCCCAGGTCATCCTTGGCACCCACCTCGATGAGCCAGTCGGAATAGGGTGCCTCCCTGTACGGTATGCCAGACTCCCAGGACTGGCCGGCGTCCCTAGTCACGCGGCCGTACTCAGGGATGACATGCTTCCTGGGAATAAGCTCCAC